GAGATTAACCACCATGCCTGGTTTGCTGAGGTTGAGAAACCTAATCAAACCCATGATGAGTATATCACCTATGATATTGGTTGTAATGAGGACTTAGCACTACATCATAAGTATTACCCATTTGACAAAATTGTAGAGTTCTTTAAAAGATCAGACAAAGCTTATGGTTCTTTTGCCACTAAGTATGTTAATCCTGATCTGTTGAAACATAGTCCTGGTAGAAAGATGAGAATAAGATTTAGTCTTATGCCTCAGAAGTATGCTGATCTACTAGAACCAGAGACTAGTCCTATTATAGATAGGATAAAAGCTATTGATCAGTTTGTTGCTAAAGGTTGGGATGTTCATATAAACTATAGTCCTGTTATTGTCACCGATGGGTGGGAAAAGGAATATGAGGAGCTGTTTAAGCTTGTGGATGAACATGTTAACTACAAAAGAGTTGTTAAGGCCGAAGTTATATTCTTGACCCATAACGAGAATAAACATGAGTATAACTTGCAGAAGTTATTACCCGGCGAGGAGTTATTATGGAGACCTGAGATACAAGAAGAAAAAGTATCTCAGTATGGTGGTAAGAATATTAGATATAAACATGAACTTAAGGATGGATATATAACAATCTTTAAGATGTTACATCATAATATTATACCGTGGAATACAATACGTTACATTTTTTAAAAATCACACAATGAGGAAATTAATTTTACTTTTAGCGGGGTTGTTTATTACCCTCTTATCTTTTGCCCAACCTTCTTTCTATAGAGCATATAGAAGATCATTTGGTACTATTACAGCCGATAATAGTGTTGAATGGCAAGAAGGTGAAAGTTGTCGTACTCTATTTTCTGTAGAGGGTGACAGAATGGTTGTCTATGCTAAAGAGACAACAACAATCTACATTACAGGAAATTTGACACAAGATGAAGAAAGGGCATTAATCTATGAAGGGGTTGATGATGATGGTGGAGATTGTACATTGTTTTTTAGTAAAACAGATGATGGCCATTCTTTTGTGGTTATCCGGTATAGCGTTGGAGCTATAATGTTTTTATTTGAAACCGAACAGTAATTTAATATTTTTGTTACAATGAATTACATAGAGCAACTTAAAAGCATAAGTTCAAGATCATCTGTATCTAAACATATAGATACTAAATTGACATCTAAAGAGAAAGCAAGGGAACTTGTAGATTCTTTTTATGTCTCCTGTCCTATTAAGGATCTCACAAGGGCAGAACTATTAGAGGTAGCCCGTACTTGTGCTATGATTACTGCGGATGAATTAATCCAGGTAACTAGATCTAAGTATTGGTATGAAGTTAAAGATGAAATATCCAAAGTCTAATGACTAAGAGATCTACATCATATAATGTATTCCTAGATGACTATAGGAAACCCGAAGACGCTTATGGTCATACTAGGAATATGGAATACCTAGAAGAGAGATGGATTGTTGTGAAAGATTACGTAGAATTTGTGAATCTTATTGCTACAAACTACGTAGATGGTAGACTACCTAAAATTGTTTCATTTGATCATGATCTAGCTGATGCTCATTATATGGAGCAGAAGAATATAGATTATGATAAGTTTAAAGAAAGAACAGGATATGATTGTGCTAAGTGGCTACTTAATTTCTGTATTGATGTTGATGTAAAACTCCCTAAATGGAGAGTTCATTCAATGAATCCAGTAGGTAAGGCCAATATAGTATCTCTGTTAACAAACTTTAAATGTGAGTATTGTGATGCAGAGGGATATCATAAAATGAGTTGTCCAAAAATCAAATAATTATGGAAACCTATACTGTTAAACATTTGGCCTCTAGTAGAAGCTACAGCATTATTAGAGAAAGTGATAAGTTACCTATTGCGGTAATTAAGAAACCTCGTTGGGTAACTAATGAGGAATTTATGGATTTAGTTAGTAGATTAGTAATAAACGTAAGAGAAAAATGAGAACTGATAGTGGACAACCGTACTTGAGTAACGGTGTAATGATTGTAGCAGCTGCTGCTATACTAGCATTGATTGGGACATATTGCTCTCAATTTATTGTATGGGTAGGTATATTAGCTTGTGTTGCACTGACAGTGTGCTGGGCTCTTATACCTAAGTTTAATATTTTTATGGACAGCAGAATCAAGGTATTTAAATACCTATACTATGATTCTAGAAATGAGCCGATGAGCTATGCTCTATGGTCATTGTGTATGGTTGCTGTTATCTTTTGGGGTTTGGGTCAGTGGTTACAAGATAGATATCTTGAACTTGATACTATTTATGGGTTTACCAGCCTATATTTTGTATTTTGTGTTATGACATTTGTAGGTTACTATAAAGATTATGACAGACTACCCTAACCTTATATTTTTATACTGGGATGAACCCAGTACTTCTGTTAGCTTAACAGGTAAAGCACTTGATATTAACAAGGATGAAGTAGGTTCGAGTCCTACACAGGAGACAAAATAATTTTATGACACAAGAAGAAAAAGAAAAGATTCAAATTCTGAATTTGCTGATGTGGTTACAGGTGTCTGTATTCAGTGCAGATGAGTGCTCAACTATTGGGTGGTTTAATAAGCATCAGACTAAAATGTTATTGAAGAGATTGGTAGATACTATTAATAAAGAGCACGGACCTGTACTTAAAGGTCTATGGGATACTCCCGGTGCTAATATTGACAAAGGTGTGTCGGATATGATGAAATTCTCAGAGCTAGTCTCTAGAATACCTTACTATAAAATTGATGAGATCAATGAGCTTCTACAGAAGTATCTTGATAGTCATTAGTTTTTGTTGGCCCGGGCTTTAATATGAATATGGTTCTTTTCCTGTTCAGCAGCCATGATTGCCATTATACCTCTTAGTTCTTCATATGTAAACTGAACTACCATATCCTCATCATCATTGAGGATCTGTACTATTTCAGAGTCTATGTAGACATCTGCGACCTCTAGGTCTTCATCCTCTTTTACAAAAGGAGGACGGTATAATCCAGCTTTTATATAAGTAGCCATTACTGTACTTTTCCATTATCTATTGTAAGATTTTCTACAGAAAAACTACCATCCTTGTCTAGGTGTACTATGGCAAAGCCATGTACCCAGTCATTGTATGGCATATAATCAGGACTTAGTTCACAGAGACATCCCGTTGTAAATCCTCCATGGTACTTACCATCCATATTCTTATCTTTGAAGGTACTCGATCTATGATAATGTCCACACAGGGTGTTAACTCTTGTTTTTCCGTAGATGTATTTAGCAGGATAAACACCTCCAGCACCTCTGTATTCGTGTCCATGTATTATGTTTAGTTGACCGGCTTTGATGACGGTAAATTTATCTATTAAAATGACGTGATGTTTAGCAAACTCTAGTAGGATATCTATCTGAAACTCATCATTATCAAAGATTTCAGGAGCTTTTACTTTTAGATATCTCTCTAGTCTCATTTCGTGGTTACCAATCTTGTAATAGATAGGGCACTTAGGAAATGCTTTTCTTAATTCTGCTAAGAACCATCTGCCTAGTTCTAGTTCTTTCTTGAATCTGGGTTTACTTGGATCTTTAGCAAAGTCAGACAAGCCGTAGAAATCTAGTATATCTCCATTGAGGATAACACAATTTACTTCTTTCTTTATTCCAGTTTTTATTGCTGCCCTAAGAGCTTTAGCATTATGATAAGGGAAGTGAATGTCTGATAATACTAAGATGTCTGATACACTACTCGGCAGTACATATGGCTCCCTGGTTTCTTCATAGGAATCTGGGATATCATCAAATGGTGAGTAGTTGTAGGTTGGTTCTCTAAACAGAGATTTATCTAGTACTTTTTTTCTATTACTTTTTCCACCTAAACCTACTATTCTTCTTAAAGTTTGTCTAGCATTTTCAACATTTTCAAAGTGCAGTGGATATTCAGCATAAACTTTTTTGGCGAGGGTAAGTATTGGTGTTTTAGGAAACTTCTTTAGCACCTCACGGCATATTTTAGTTTTCTCAGAAACCATCAAGTAAGATTTAATGTGTCTAAAGTACTATAAATAATCAAATTACAAAAATAAATAAATTCATGAGTGAAAGAAATCAAGACCAACGCCCGGTCTTTATGGGTACTTTTAGTAAGTACACTAGGGCGTTTGAAAGTAGAGTAGCAATTACAGAAAATGAAATAGAAGATCTATCTAAGAAAGTCAGGTACTACAGTAAGAAAGCCGATGATCTTAAAGTATGGATGAAGGTTTCTGCAGGTGTTGCTATAACACTAGCTGTAGCTGAGGTAGCTATATTATTGCTGACTTTTTTAGCATAATCCTTTGATTTTCATGTAGTTTTGATTATATCAACTACTTTTGGAATAGAAGACTATGCTCTATCAGTTACCAAATGGGAAGGTGGTGCATTTATCAATAGAGGACTACTTAAATCTTACACAGAAAGATGTCCAATATCTGTTAAGCATCAATGCCGGGGAATATATTCATAATCCCTGGACTGAATCAATTATCTCTAAAACTCCAAAGGAAGCAGAGGTAAAAACTGATAGTGAGATAGAAGAAGCAATTGCGGAGTCAGTAGAGGAAATAGAAACATTCTTTGAAGAGTATTTCCCAGAGGATTTTGATGATCCTGAACCTAGAATAGATCTAGATTTTAATTCTTAATGTGTCTTATAAGTCTTCACTAAGGGCATTTTGTGCCTTTAATGACACATTATTCATTCAGTAAACTTGTAAATTTATCTAATATGAAGAAGCAATCCCGTGTTCAACCTACGGAGTATTCCGGGAGGTTGAGTGAGTATCAACTGTATGGGCGCCCTACCCAGCGGTTTGTTGAGTATGAGAGGGATGAGTTCAATGCTTATCAGAATTTTCTGTATAAGCGAGCTCTATTTGGTTTATCTGTATATTCAGCTGAAGAGCTGGGTATAATGCACTGGGACAAGAAGAAACGTATCCAGAAAGTGCATCTGAGAACACAGAATGTTCTTAATTTATGGAAGCAGGAGATTATCAACTCAACTGTAAACAAGATCTTTAGTACTTTGTTCCATCATAGTACGTTTGCTAAAGATTTAGTGGAAAAGTTTGGAGAGGATACAGATCCTGAGTACATTAGCAAGGTTAATTTTAAGGATTTAGGTATTGATAAGAGACAAATTATCACTAAATTGATACAAGAAAAGGTCCTTCCTGCTAACTTTTATGAATTAACGTAACATGAGTAATTTCCACAACCTAGACAACGAAGAAGTAATCTTTGTTTACATGACTAACAAAAAGTTCATTGAACAATATGAAGGCATCTTCAGTAACCGTGGTGTTGAATCTGCAGTAGATCTGTCAGACAATGCTTATGTAGTTTCATTTAAAGAAATGACTGAGCAGGATCTTTTAGATTTACTGGATGACCCACACTACAAATACTGTCTATCTGTGGAGGAAAAATTGGCGCCTATTGTAGAGCTTATTCAGGAAGAATTACCTGAGCTCTACAATAAGGTAGCTTCGTCTTTCGGTAAAGTACAATAAAAATGAAGTATCAATTTACTGTGAATGGGGTGGTTAGTCTAATACTAATCCCCGAGAATGACTTGGAGAAAAATCTCATTAAGTCATTGAGTGGACAAACTAACACTTTTAAAGAAATTACCAAGTCCAATCCTATTGGGGCTCACTATGATGATGGTAGTATCATAATTACTGGATCTCATGCAAGTAAAACTAAAGAAGTGTAGTAAGTGCGGAGAACAAAAGCAAATATGGAAAAGACACAATAGAGAACTCTATTGTAAGGACTGTTGGGCACAACATCCTGATAAGGGTAAAAAACCATTACAAGCTAAGAAACCTATAAGCAAGAAGTCATCTAAGCAAGAAAAGCTAGATGCACTATACTCTGTACTTAGGGAAACTTATCTAAAAGCTAATCCTTTTTGTAAGGCTAAGCTACACGGTTGTCAGATAAATGCAACTGACGTACACCATATGGCTGGTAGAGGTAAGTTTATGTTAGATCAAACTACTTTCCTAGCTGTATGTAGAATCTGTCATAATCAAATTGAGGAGAATCCTATAATGGCTAAGGCTATGGGATTCTCTGAATCTAGAGAAGAAGCACATGGAAACAAAGAACAGGACGGAAGTCCAGAATGAGGCTATTACATCTCTTAGTAGACATAATAGGTCTGGTGTTGCTGTGTCTATGGGTGTCGGTAAGACACTCATAGGCTTAAAGCATTTGGATAGCCTAGCCCCGGCTAAAGTTTTGGTTGTAGCACCCAAGAAGTCTATCTTCCAATCCTGGAAAGATGAGATGACTAAACATGATTTAGAGTATTTAGAACCCTATGTCAAGTTTAGTACTTATATCTCTTTACCAAAGCAGGATCTTGACTATGATGTGGTATATCTTGACGAGTGTCATAATATATTACCAAGTCATGAGCCCTGGCTAACTCAATTCAAGGGTAAGATTGTAGGTCTTACGGGTACTCCACCTAAGTTTGGTGGATCTGTAAAGGGCAAACTTGTAAGTAAGTTCTGTCCTATTAAGTATGAGTATTTTGTAGATGATGCTGTATCTGATGGTATCCTAAATGACTACAAAATTGTAGTACATATGATCCCATTGGGTAGAAGTAAAAACATGATGGCAGGTGGCAAAACTAGAAAATGGCCTACGAGTGAGATGGAATCTTACATCTATTGGTCTGATAGAATTAACAATGCTGCTAGTCAACATGAGACTATGATGCTTAGAATTCAGAGGATGAAAGCTATGATGACGTTTCCCAGTAAGGAAACTTATGCTAAGCAACTGCTTGATAATATTTCTGACAAGTGTATCTTGTTTGCTAATACCCAAAATCAGGCTGATAAACTCTGTAGACACAGCTATCATAGTGAGAATGAGGATTCAGAAGAGAATCTTTTAAAATTTAAGGCCGGTATAATTAGTAAACTGTCTGCTGTATTACAGCTAAATGAGGGTGTAAATATCCCAGAATTGAGACAGGGTATTATCATGCATGCCTATGGTAATGAAAGAAAGAGTTCTCAGAGAATTGGTAGGTTACTCCGATTAAATCCTGATGACACCGCTACAGTTCATATTTTATGTTTTAAAGACACAATTGATGAAGCATGGACTAAGTCTGCACTGTCAATATTTGATCAGAGTAAAATTATTTATAAGGACATAAAATTTGTCTAATTAAAAATTTAATTTATCTTTGACCTAAATAATAAAAAACCTAAAACATGACAGCAACATTAGTAGTAATTTCATTAGCATTACTAGTCTGGGCACTAGCATCAGTTACCCAAAAAAGAGATGCAGAACTAGAAATTCAAAGACTTAACAGCATTATTTCATCATTAGAAGCTGCTAACGCTATGGTTAATCTTAATTACCGTAGTGCTGAGAACAAAGTCTTGATTAAAACTCAAGAGATTGCCACTTTAAAAGCTAAACTAGAAGCATTAGAAAGTGTAAACACTAGCTTGGTAAAGGAAGTTTCTAAAGATGAGGACATCAAAGTAACTGTTAATGGTGCTAATTCTAGAGTAAATATCCAGGACGTTGATGGTAAAACTACCGTAATTAAAAAGAAGCGTGGTAGAAAACCAGGTTTTAAACGTGGACCATACAAGAAGAAATCAACAGGTAAACCTAACTAATTATCAATACCTGTATAGAATAGGGGGCTAGTCCCCCTATTTTATTTATATTATAGTATGATCAGTGCTATAATATCTTGTATGCTGGTTTGTCTAGGCTCTTACTTTAAGGCCAGAATGGATGTTATAATGTTCAGTGGTGTAAATTCCGGATGGAAAGCCAAATGGAAAACAACACCTGAAGGCAAGTTGAAATACTACAGAAAAAAAGACTGGTATTACTTTGGTTATTACCCTCCCTATGAAGAAAAGTTTCCGTATAGTAGCACATTGCTTGTTTGTTTTACTGACAACTGGCATCGTTATCAGTTTCTATTTCTTAGGTGCATATATCTGGCTATTGCTATTCAGATGGCTGGAGTGGTTATGAGTATAATTTGGGGATTTTTAATATTTCCCGTGTTGTATGGGTTAGTCTTTAACCCTACATTTGAGAAGCTGAGGCGAAAAATCTAATCATTTATTTATGAAGCAGTTACCTGTGACAATCCTCTTTAAGTATGAGGATGGAAAGCTTGTCCCTAAAAGAGACACAGATAAGTTTAAACTGGAGAATTATCTTAAGAGTTTAGAAGAAGGTGACAGTATTCAGGTCACCTATGAAGAACAAAGTAAGGATGGTACATATGCTCAGATAAGTAAGCTGCAGGCATGTACCAGAGAATTAGCAGGGTATCTTGGATATACCCATGATGAAGTAAAGGATATGATTAAAGTTAGAGCAGGTCTCTATGATGCTGAAGCTAACATCAAATCATTCCGTGATTGTTCTAAGGATGAGCTGAGTCTGGCGATTCAGACTGTACTGGAGTTTGGGGATCAGATTGGTTTCCCTCTTCAATAGGTTCCCCTGTTTTCAAGTCAATTGTGACTTTCTTTGTCTGATTCTGAGCACGAGCTTCTTCTTCAAGATGCTTTTGTAAAAAGATCAGAGTTTGAAAATGAAATACAAAGGGATCATCTAAGTTTTTATTTTCCTTTATACTTTCAATGAGCTGTGTAAAATGCTCCTTGCTCTTATAGGGAAAGAAGTCAGTTAAAAAAGAACTAAGTCTTGCAACAAAGCTGCCTCCGATTTTAACATCAATTACTGCATCAAGTGGGATGATTTCAACTTCTGCGGTTTCTTTGTTCTCTGACATTTTAAATTATTTTAAACAAAAGTATGATAAGTTCTGTAAACCTACAAGAAGTAAAAGAAAACCTTTGCCTTAAACTCAAAGGTACCGGATGGGATGATAAACTTAAAAGTTATCTTTTAAGTGATGAGATGGATAAAACTCTTAATCTTTTGCTTAAAGAAGCAATGGATGGTAAAAGGTTTACTCCACCTGTTAAGTATTTATTCTCAGCATTTGAAAAATGTGGATTTGATAAGACTGAAGTAGTTTTTATTGGTCAGGACCCTTATCCACAATTAGGTGTAGCTGATGGTCTTGCATTCTCTTGTAGTAGACAAGACAAGGCTGAGGTATCACTTAAATCTTTATATGATGAGATTAAAAATACTGTTCCAGAAGAACAGAGAGATCCTAATCCTAGTAATGATTTAAAAAGATGGGCTGATCAGGGTATCCTATTACTCAACAGTGCATTTACTACTACTATTAGTAAACCAGGTACCCACCAGTTATTGTGGAGACCATTTCTGATTAATGTACTTGATGCTTTGATATGGAATAAACCAGGAATAGTTTATGTTTTCCTTGGTAAGAAAGCTCAAGAGTATATGGATCTTATCCCAGAGAATAACTATAAAATTGCTATTTCTCATCCTGCATCTGCAGGTTACTCAGGTAGAGTATGGGATTGTGAAGATGTATTTAACAAGATTAATAAGTACCTTGAATCACAGTCAAAACCTAAAATTATATGGTAAAAAAAGAAATTGTAAGTTACACAGCAGAAGAGCTATTGCAGTTTGCAAGAGATAATTATCCCCAATATTTCATAAAACCAACCAAGAAGCTTAAGAAGAGTGTGTACTTTCGCAGGACAGTAATGTATTTACTGTGGGACATTGGTATCAAAGTAGGAGAAATTGCTAAGATGTTGGGTGAGAGTCACGCTAATGTCTCAATAGCTCTACCTAGGGTACGTTCTTATTTTAGTACTGATGGAGCCACTTTGTTTTTTGAGTGCTATAATGAGTTTGTAAATAAATTTAACTCACACAAAAACCAACTTTCTGATGCAGGAATTACTAGCGTTAATGAAGGAGTACAGTCTTACTCCTAATCAACTTTATCTACTTTGGTGTTTACATAAAGGTGAAGCCCCTGAGGTAATCAATGTTCATACTGAACTTAGAAAGCTTAAAACCAGTGATTTAATTACTGAGGACAGCAAGCTAACTCCTCTTGGATTAGATGTAGCATCTAAGATTCCTGATACTAAGAAAGCTGCTAGAAAAGAACAACCTGTTACTGATGATTATGTTGATAGGTATCTAAACCTTTTTCCAAAGGGTAAGCTACCTAGCGGTAAACAAGCAAGAGCTGACAAGAAAAACATAAAGAATAATTTTCTATGGTTTTTCAAGAACTACAAGTATAAATGGGAAACTGTACTAAAAGCTACAGCTCTTTATGTTGATGAGTATGAGAGTAAAAACTACTTGTACATGAAGACCTCTCAGTATTTCATAAGTAAAATGAATCCTGATAGGACCCGTGATTCAGAACTTGCTAACTACTGCAGTATGATTGTTAACAATGATTATGAAGATTCTAGTAATTTTTTCTCGGAAAAAGTAGTTTAGGCCGTAATTTTGAGCCTGCAGTCAACATCACACACAAGAATTTCTCTTGTGTTTTTTTATCTATCAAAACATGGAAACACAGATTCTTTGGAAGAGTCAGAAGGAGGCTTTTCAGCAATCCCTAGAGTACATGAAGGGTCGCATGGAAGGCAAGATCAAGAGTATTAAGACTCCGTGGACCAAGTTTAATGATGCAACTACAGATGGTATAGAATGGAGCTCACTCACTGTTATTGGAGGACGCCCTGGTGCCGGTAAAACTCTGATTAAAGATCAAATTATCAGAGAAGCATTTGACCGGAATGAAGGTGAAGAATTCAGAGTGTTGGAGTTTCAGTTTGAGATGCTGGCTAGAACCAGTGCTATCAGAGAGTACTCAAGTGTTTTAGGTAGGTCCTATAAATACTTGTGTAGTGCAGATGGAAAACTTACCAATGAAGATTTGGTAAGATGTTATGAGTATGCCAAGAAAAGAATTGGTTATCCTATTGATGTAGTGGAGGATCCTATTACAGTCAATGAGTTTAAAGAGCAAATTAGTGCTTATATGAGATCTAATGCTGTTACTACAGATGATGGATTTCAGTACATGAAAACTATTGTGACTCTTGACCACTCATTGTTGTTAAAGAAAGCTCCATTTGAAAAGGATAAGTATGACACACTCTACAATCTTGGTGAAGCTATCACAGAACTTAAGAGAAGATATCCCATAGCGTTTATCATTCTCAGTCAGTTGAACCGTAGTATTGACAATCCTGAGAGAAATGAGGATGGTAAGTACGGTAATTACATTCTAGAGTCTGATATCTTTGGCTCAGATGCTTTATTACAGCATGCTGATACTTTGATAGGACTTAACAGACCAGGGAAACAGAAAATTAGATTCTATGGTCCTGATAGATATGTAATAGAAAATGACAGAGTTCTTGTCATGCACTTCTTAAAGTGTAGGAATGGTGATAACCGTATGAGTTTTTTCAGAGCTGAATTTGAAAGAATGAAAGTAACTGAGATGGATACCCCACCTCAGCAAGAAAGAAGAATTAAATCCTAAGTACAATGGCTATTAACACAAAAAGTGAATTGTCATCTAAGGAGAAGATTGCAAACCTTAGAGAGAAGCATCAAGCTATTTTTGATGCTGTCAATCTACCTAATGCATTATTTTTCCCCAAGATGGCTTACAGACCGTCAGGCAAAGATGAACTTTATATAAGTTTCTTTGCAAGTGAATTAAAAAGAGAAGGAGATATCTATACTGAGTTTGTCGGTAGAGATTATGTTCCTGAAGATGGAAACAGAACATTATGGATGTGGAGATATAATCCACATTGGGATGAAGAGTATGAAACAACAGAGCCAAATGATGTTGGTCACGTTAGATACTTAGTTCCCGTAAGTGAGTTGGTAAAGGTTAATATGCCAGCTAAGGCAATGACACCTGATCCTTTTAAAGCTGTAGTAAGTGAGTTCTTTGAAGATGATGCTCCGGTATCAGAAATGACTATTAGAGACTTTGCTGCAATTATGAGTGGAAAACCAATTAGTACGAAGTCATGGTTAAATAATTTAATTACAGGCAAATGAGTGAAATAGTTCTCCCAATGAAAAAAGTTTCGGCAGAAACTAAAAGTCCTAAGAATCTTATTATTTTTAGCAAACCCAAGGTTGGTAAGACAACATTGCTATCAGAGTTAGAAAACTGTCTAATCCTAGATCTGGAAGATGGTACTGACTATGTAGATGCAATTAAGCTTAAAGCTAAATCTGTAGAGGATATTAAAGCAATTGGTAAAGCTATCAAGGAAGCTAACTATCCTTATCAGTATGTAGCAGTAGATACAATTACGGCTCTTGAGGAAATGTGTATTCCTCTTGCTGAAGATATGTATTCTAAATCTTCTATGGGTAAGAACTGGTTTACAGATGGTAAACCCAAGTATGGTACAATCCTGAATATGCCTAATGGTGCAGGTTATCCCTGGTTAAGGGAAGCTTTTACCAAAGTGGTAGACTATATCAAGACATGGGCTCCAAGAGTTATTCTTGTAGGTCACGTTAAGGATGTTGTACTTGAGAAGAATGGATCAGAGGTTAATGCCCTTGATCTAGATTTGACTGGTAAACTTAAAAGGATTACTAGTTCTCAGTCTGATGCTATTGGATATCTTTACCGCAAGGGTAACAAGAATATTCTAAGCTTTAAGACTAGTGACGAAATATCATGTGGCGCAAGACCAGAGCACCTTAGAAATCAAGAGGTAGTTCTATCTGAGCTAGGTGAAGATAACAAAATAAAAATTAGTTGGAATAACATTTACATTGATTAAGATTATGATTAGCACAAAAAACATCCCATCAGGTGGCTCTACACCTAAAGTAATTCAACCAGGTAATGTTGAATGTAAAATTAACTCTATCACTTTGGATAAAGTACCTTACAAAGAAGGAGCATATCATTTGTCCTTACAATTAGAGACAACACCTATGGGTGATGACTTTGAAGGTTTCTTAGTAGATAAGGATAACCCAGATGGTCCAAGATATGCAGGCCAAATCGGTAAAGTTAGAATGAGTGAGTGGCCATATTCTGATGGTGAAACTAAGTCTGGTATTAAGATTAACAGAGATATTGAGATTGTAAAAGCTATCTCTAATATCTGTCGTCAAACTGGAGCTATGATCTGGTTTGAGGATCAAGATGGAGTTCATGATACTATTGAAAGTTTTATAGAAAAGTTCAATCAAGACAAGCCTTTTAAAGATACTTATGTTAAGTTCTGTGTAGCAGGTCGTGAGTATATGAACAAGGCTGGTTATATGAATTATGACTTATATCTTCCTAAAACAGTTAGAGGTCAATTTAATATGCAGAAAGCTGATTCTGATTCTATCAAGCTTATGACTTTTGATCCAGAACAACACATTAAAAAGGCTAAATCAGAAGCTGTGAGTTCATTTAGTGCAGGTAGTGACTTCGATGTTGATGTACCTACCACATCTAAAGTGTCTGCAGATTTCAATTTAGATTTATAATTTAGGGTTACATAAAGGGGGCTGTAATGGCCCCTTTTATATTTTACTATGATCAGTACTAAACACATAGTAAACAGTATCCTAGATGTACCTACCTCGTGGGTATTTGAGACCTATTGCTCTCTTGGCGAGAAACTAACTGGCCAGGATGTAAAAATTAGATCTCTATTTAATCCACGGGATACGGTACCATCTATGGTAATATTTTGTAGACAGGAGAGATATTTCTTTAAGGATTTCTCCACTGATAAAGGTGGTGATTGTGTCAAATTGGTAATGTATTTACATGACCTTACTAAGGGTCCTGCTATAAATAAAATTATAGAAGACTATACATTTTATCTAAAAAGAGTTGGCACATCTGTATCTGATGTTACTATAAAACAAAGAGCTAACTATCACCTGGAGAGTTATGATACTCGGGGTTGGACCAAAGGTGATGCAGAATTCTGGACACCTTATGGCATTGGCTCTGATTTACTGGAAAAGTACCACGTTAAACCACTGAGCTCTTTTACTTTTAGTAAGCAAGAGAATGGGGTTTATGATTTCTTTGTAACCCAAAGACCTAATGTCTATGGTTACTTTAGAGAGGACGGGACACTTTACAAGATCTATCAGCCCTATATAAAGGATAAGAAGTTTATGAAGATAAACACCTATATCCAGGGTATGGATCAGCTAAAGTTCTCTAAGCCTTATTTAGTTATTGTTTCTTCCCTCAAAGACGGTATGTGTTTAACAAGATTTAGATATCCTGTTGAGTTCATAGCACCAGATTCTGAAGGATCTTTGATCCGGGAAGAAGTTATCAATAACCTAAAAGGTAAGTACAAGGGAGTTGCTACAATGTTTGATAATGATGCCGCCGGTATAAAAGCTATGGAAAGGTATCATGAGGCATTTGGACTACCAAGTATTCATCTAGAAATGGAAAAGGATCTATCTGATTCCGTTAAGAAACATGGTCTTAAGGCAGTAAAAGAACAACTGACACCTTTAATTAAAAACATATTTGACTATGAGTAAAGGGTATATAGGAGTTGATATTGGTAAGAAAGGAGCTGTTGTGTATCAGTGTCCTAATGGAGCTATACAAAGCTACCCTATACCAATGATCAAGGATGAGGTAGATTATGCATTTCTGTATGACATTATACAGAGAATAAATGCTAGACATTTTGAGGTGTATGACTGTCATCCGCACATGATTTTTGAGAAGCTTGGAGTTATCTTCGGTAGCTCTAAGACAACTGCATTCTCTATGGGTTACCAGTCTGGTGCCGTAGAAATGATGGCTATTGCTCTTGGTATTCCTTACACAAAGATTCCTGCTAAACAATGGCAGAAAGAAATGTTTACTGGAGTAGAAGAGATTACAATAACCGGGAAGTCTACAAGAGATACTAAAGCTATGGCATTAGTAGCTGCTAAAAGATTATTCCCAGGTAGAGATTTTAAACTTACTGATAGATCTACTAAACCACATGATGGTATGGTGGATGCTTTACTGATGTCTGAGTATGGGAAAAGAAAACAACTCTGATAGAGCTAAGATTACTTACGAGGAATTCAAAAACATCCGTAGTATGTTGTCAGCCTCTGAGTCAGATAAAGAACTGGCAATTAGTATTTTATCTGCTGTAGATCAAAAGCAAGCCCTGCCGTATATATTATTTATACTTATGGAACTTGCTTATGTAAAAGATGACAGGTCTTTGTTGTGGAGGTTGTATAGTAAAATACCAATTTGTAAAAATTTAAGTAAGATCATAAATCCACAAACTGTCTATGGTAAAAATCCATATGACTATACAGATCCTGATACTATTCTAAAACTAATAGAGAAGGAAAAGGATCCTATGATTGATTCTTACAACAAAAGTTATCTTGATAGGATAATTCATTCTATGACCATAAATCAGATTACTGATGCTATTCTAGTACAGGAAAATCCTAGAGAGTATTTTCCACTAGAGGTAGATATCACAGAAATGATTTTAGAGATGTTTGAGTTATTTCAAACTAGTCACACTTCTATTTTAAAGAGTTCAGGACTTGTTGTAAAGTTTGATGTAAAAAACGCTATAGACAAAAGAAGTAAAAATGCTAAGTAGAAATGAAAGTCTTTCCAAAGTTTGTAAAGAACTAATGTTAGGAGAGCCCTATTACGGGCTTTTTCTAGTTATGACAGAAAAGCAATGGACTGATGAGATTGAGACAGCTGGTGTTGCTAAACACAATATCAACTATAAACTCCTCATTAATCCAGAGTTTTGGGATAGTCTTAGTCTAGACCATAGAATAGGTTTGACTAAGCACGAGATGCTTCATCTAGCTTTCTTCCATCCACTGATGAAAGACAGCTTTCAAGATCATAGTCTTTTTAATATTGCTGCAGATCTTGAGATTAATCAGTATATAGATGATAAGTATTTACCAGAGGGTGGTTTAAAGCTAAACTCTTTCCCTGGTATAGTTTTGCCTGAAAGAGCAGGTACTAGAGCTTATTATGATATTCTACAACAGAATCAAAATAATGAGACTCTAAAGAATCTTAAGGATGCCATGAGTCAGGGTGAATCCCAATCTAAAGATGGATTGAATAACCCTAATCATGACTGGGATGAATTTGAAGGTATGGGTGATGCTGAGAAACGTCTGCTTAAAACACAGATGGAGTATCAGATGAGGGAGCTAGCCAATGAGATAAAAAAGTCTAGAGGCTCACTTCCTGGTGAGATTAAACAGTTGATAGATAACTTCACAGCCTTTGAAGAAGCAAAGTTTGACTGGCGGGGTTATATCAGAAGATTTGTAGGTAGGTCTGTAAAGGTTTATACTAAGAAACTAAGAAGGAAGTTTAATAAGAGATTTGAGGATAACCCAGGTCTCAAGATTAAACAGAAGAAACATATCTTAGTAGCTGTAGATACATCAGGTTCTGTAAGCACAGAGGAACTAAAGGAGTTTTTCTCTGAGGTACATCATATGCATAAGACAGGGTCTGATATTACCGTAGTGCAGTGTGATACTGCTATTAGTGACATCCGTCCCTATAAACAAAGTAACAAGATTGAGTTACATGGTAGAGGCGGTACTTCCTTTGAACCAGTCATAGAGTATTATGATTCTAATCAGAAGAAGTATACATGTCTTATTTATTTTACAGATGGAGAAGCACCCGCTCCTGCTAAACCAAAGGGGCACATATTGTGGGTACTAAGTTCCCGTTCAAGTATTAACAACCAATTACCAGGTCAAATTATCAAATTAAACTAAGATGGCAAATATTAAGCAGGTAGTATTGAATACTACAGAATTAAAAGACTTTGTAAAACACATTGTAGGAAATAACCGTTATCTCCAAGAGAATGGTAAGAATCCTGTTGCTATAAATATTGAGGGTGAAGCGGGTCTAGGTAAGACCAGTGCTATTTTGCAAGTTGCAGAAGAATTGAATCTCCAGTGTATTAAGCTGAATCTCAGTCAGTTGGAGGAGATTGGTGACCTCGTAGGTTTTCCAATGAAAGAACATGAGATGGTAAAAGGTGATGTAACTAAGTGGGTAACTGAGTCTACTATGCCTATGTATATAACTAGTGGTTACAAACCTACCGGTGAGAAGAGAATGACCCACGCCGCTCCTGAATGGGTTCAAGGTAAAGGTCAAGGTGGTCTCCTTATTCTTGACGACTGGACTCGTGCTGATATCAGATTTGTTCAAGCTGTAATGGAGATCATTGACAGACAAGAATATATCTCATGGAAGCTACCAAAAGACTGGCACGTTATCTTGACTTCTAATCCTGATAATGGTGAGTATCTGGTTAACTCTATTGACACAGCTCAGAGAACTCGCTTTATTACAGCACATCTGAAGTTTGATATTGACTGCTGGGCTAAGTGGGCTGAGCAAAGTAACATTGACTCTCGTTGTATTAACTTCCTGTTGATGCACCCTGAGTTGGTTAAAGGTGATATCAATCCTCGTAGTATTACCACATTCTTTAATTCTATTAGCTCTATCAAAGTATTCGAGGATCAGTTACCATTGATTCAGATGATTGGTGAGGGTAGTGTAGGTGCTGAGTTCAGCACTCTATTTACCACCTTTATCAATAATAAACTGGATGCTATGGTATCTCCTAAGGAAATCCTTACCGGTGGTGACTGGGATGTGATTGAGACTAAA